ATGTTATTCACNCCCTGCCAGAGGCGATTACCGGCGAAAAGGATCTCNGGGTTACCGTAGGCTAGCCGGCCCCACCTTCGCAACGCCTTATCCCAAGCGTTGTAAAACGGTGCGATGAACCGAAACACATGGGCCATATTCGAATGCGTGGACAAGTCGAGGACGACTTTCCTCGCCTCGTTGACCGCGTGTGAACGCGCCTGATTCTCCAACTTTCGTAGATCGGATTCCCGCACGCGAGCACCCGAACGCTGNAAAATGTCGATCAGTTCCCCTAGCCGATGCTGGTACACGGCACCCGTGAGCGGGTGCCGCACCAGGACATCCGTGGGAATCTGGTTCATGTAGCGGTAAAAGTTTTCGCGGAACCGGTGCAGAATCTCACTCGCGGCGCCCTTGCCCATGTTGAAATCGAGCATCGCGCCATGCACCTGGTGAGGCGTCACATCGTCCGGAACCTTTTTCAGGTCCTTAATAGTGACCTTGCCCGTGAGGGCAGCCGCCCGCAGCTCCGGGGTAGGCGCATACCAGTCAACGAACGTCTTAACGTTCTCCGCCCACCCGCGCGGGTCATGCGCCCGAACCGGGAAACGCTTCGCGTACGCGCGGCCGACAGGGTCACGTTTCAGCCAGTACACGACCGCGTCAACGTCGGCGCCACCCAGGAACATTCGCCCCATCTCGTCGCGCCCGAGCTGCGTGTTCAGCGCATGCGCCCACGATTCGTGAAAGTTGCTTTCGCCGCGATGGACGAGGCCCTTCACCCATTCGCGGCGCATCGCACGCAAACGAGTATCTTCGGCAGTGTCCATGAAAAAGCGGTCTTCCGCGCCGATGGAACGCCAATAGTTCCCCACATCACCCTTCGGTGCCCACCCCTGCGCGGTGATGACACGGCCCGATTGGCTCGTGTGCTGGAAATCCTCTTGTCCCAGGAACCGCTTGTCATAGCTCTTGCTCTTGGGTATCCATGCGCGGGACGGCATCCCGCCCGCAACACGGGCGACCTGTTTCGCGGCCACATCAAACGGCGTGTAGTAGCCGACCGCGCGTAGCGCCTCGTCCGCCAGGCCGCCGGCGCGGCCCGACCAGTAGCGGGACATCTCGTCAAGATGCTGCGACGCGTTACGTAGCCGAACCTGCTGCCGCGCGACCCTGTTCATAACGAAGTTCGTCATCCCTCGCCCGTACGGGCGGACCGCAGTCATCGCACCCAGCTTCGCCAAGTAGGCCAGTTCGTCATCCCCGAGAACCCGCACCATGTAGCCGAGCCGTAGAAGGCTCGTCACCTTCCACCAGGCGCTAAAAATGTCCCCGATGTTGACGGCAGGGTCACGGATCCACTTACCCGCGGAACCGCGTAGAACATTCTGGGAGCGGGCGAAAGCCCTATCAACCGCAGTCGGGTCCAGTAGCGGGATCTTATTCGCGAGTTGCGTAGCGACCAGCGGGTGAACGGCCGTAGGGACGTCGGTGTCGTCAATGAAATCGACGCGCCTGTTTTTGTCGTTCATCGCGCCGGAATAGGCCCGGTTNGTGATCGTGGCGCGCATCTTGTCCCGCTGCCAAAAATAATCGCGTACGGCAGTGTTGAGGACCCCGTGCGCGTCATCGTCAGGGATGCCGTACCGGCGGGCAGTCGAACGAATGATCTGCTCTTCGGCGTCCTTCGCGATAGCGAGCTTCTCACTCTCGGAAGTGGCCCGCATGTAGCTCGCAACATAATAGTTACGGGTCACATCCGAAATGCCCTTAGCCTGCTGTAGAGTGCGCTCCAACTCCCGCCAGCCCTGCGGGTCGTTCGTGTCCAGCCAGCCGGTAGGCCGGTCCTGTAGAAAGTAATTGAGGCGCCCGAGAGGCGCCGTGATCAGGCGAACCGGGGTGCTGAAAGCGTCATAGAAATGAACCATTTCACGAAGCCCGGTGCGCTGCGTCTGGTGCGCGATAGCCGCACGTGCCTCGGCGGACTTCTCCGCGATGGCCCCGTAGCCGCGTTTCGGCATCTTGTCCAGCGAGCCGAGAAGGCCCGCCTTATCGGTGCCGTCAACGCCGATCAGGTCGTCAAGCCACCGTTCACGGTATTCGAGGTCCTTGACGAGCCGCTGCGCGGCAGAGATGCGGCCTTTGAATGTGGCCCGCATGGCGGGATTCATTAGACCCGCCCGGCGGGTAGCGGCATACGTTTGGATAAGCCACTTGCGGGCGTTGTACGCTCCCGCCAGGTTGTAGGCCAGTGCCGGGCGGCGCCCGTCTAGAATCTTGTACGCATTCCCATCGCCCCACGCGATCCGCATAATGAGGCCGCGCTCTTGGGGGCTTGCCTGTGCGAGCATGGTGGCGAGCAGCCCGCCGTTTGCGGAGCCCCGCAAAACCGGGTGCTTCTCAATGATGCGTGCCGCGCGCAGCGGATCGTCAGGGTATTTCGCCGCCTGCTTGTCGATCCAGCGCAGCATCCGGGCCGTGGGCGTCGGCCCGACATCAGACAAGTTAGTTGCGCCTGCCGGTAGATCCGGCTGGAGCGCGCGAAGAAACGCCTCATTCTGCGCCCGCCCCGCAGCAGACCCCGCATTCACCTCACGGGTTGCGCCCAATTTGGAAAGGGTTTCATTCACGCTCGTTGTCGAGCGTCCCAGCCGCCCCAGACGCGCCGTTTTGGCGCCCAGATATAGCGGGTCCATCATCATCGACGTAGTAGCGTCAATGGAGCCGGAAACGAGATGGAACCACCACTGTTGCTCTGCGTCCTTCATTTCCTGCTGGTTCGCGATATCTTCGGTAGCTATCGCGTAAGTGATCGCCTCACCCGGTGACCGGTGCTCCGCGATCCTCCAGCCCTCTCTCCAGGCGTCAGGGTCGAACATCGTCGCCCATTCCCCGAAAAAGTTGTTACGGTGCCCCAGGCGCTGCCTGTACCGTTCAGACGTCGCGATGGAACTGGTCGTCACGGCCGCCGAAATCGGCCGCGAGATCCAATCCGAATAGATTTCGTAGTCCTTTTTGAGCGTCCACGCGATCGGGGGGCCAAGGACGCCGAGACCCTCACCGACACCGGAGATCGTTTTGCCGACGTCAATCAGCATTTGATTCCAATTGTCGTGAGCGTCGCCCAGGTCGTGAGTGCCCGCCGCCTTACCCAAATCAAACAATGCGGTAGCGCCATTGCCGATGACGCCACCCGCGCCGGCCAGCGCGTGGCCCCAGCCTGAAACCCAGTTCAAACGTTCATCGCCTTAATCCATCGGACATACGATTTCATAGCGTTGGACGCGCCCGGCTGGTTGGCCACGAATTCCAAGACTGGCAGATACTCCAGCATCCGCTGTGCGTCCCGCTGGTCCGCCTGCTGCATCGGGTTGCCAAGGCCCATCGCTTCCGGGCCTACGCCGGCGCCGGTGGGGGCGCCGGCGGTCACGGGCTCGTCCGGATGCGCGGACGGTGCATCGAACNNGGTCACGTTCACGGGTTCACGGGGTGGACCCTGCGCAGCCTTAACCGGCGCGGACGGCCCTTCGGCCGCCATGGGGGCGGCCTCCTGGAGGCCCTGAAGCGCCTTCGCCTCGCCGTAGGGTCCGCCCGTCATGGGGCGAACCTTCTGTGCTGGCCCCCCATCGGTGCGCTTGGACAACTTGCCCGGCCCCGAGACGGGGGCGGGCTTGTCCGGCTTCCGGTATCCGCCGTGTCCGTCAGCCATGATCAGTCGGTGAAGATCGGGCCGCCCTCCTGGTCGGCCTGGTCGTGCTGCCTGTCGCGGTCGATCTGCCAGTTACGATGAGCACTCACAGCAAACGTGACGTTGCTCAGCAGCCCGCCGAGCGCGCCGGCAACCTCGGTTGCGAACGCGCTCCCCATGACGGCCAGGTCGAGCCATCGGAACCGCACGGAAGGCACCTCGCGGGGCTCTTCGTCCGTCACCGCGCTCCCTTGCCGCTACCGCGGGTACCGGAGCCGGGCGCCTTCATGGACCGGTTGCGCATGATGGTGTTGCGGGGGGCTTCGGTTTCACGGGGCTGGCCCATGCTCCTCATGGGCGACTGCGAGTAGACCGGCCCCTTAGAACCCTGCTTCGCCGGCTTGGTCTTACCGCGCCGGTTGATCTTACGAGTCTTAGCCATTATTTCCTTACGCTACGGGAATGTTCCGCTTCACATTCACGTTAGTTGTCGGACTGCCCGAGGAATTCAGCCCCGCGAGCATGGAAATTAGATCCTGCTGGCCGCCTGGTCCCATCGTTGCCTGTCCTGGCACGACACCAGCAGGACCGCCGCCCGGCATGCCGGGCGGAATATTGGACCCACCCGAGGCGGATTCAGCGCCGGAGGACGGTCCTCCAGAAACGGCGCCACTCAACGCCTCGGGTGGGGGTTCAGGTTTGAACGCCTCGGACACAACATCCTCCAGGGCCTTGCCCTTCTGGCGTCCCTTGATAATTTGCGAGATCCTCATGAGAGGTTCGGACGGGTCCATGCCGGACTGTGCGAGTGCAGGTATCGCCTGCGAGTACGCGGCCACGGACTGAATCAGCGCATCCCGTAGGTTCTCGATCTCGATGCGGGATTCTTCCTGTGTCACATCGACACCGAACGGGAATTGACGCCTCACCATGTCCTTGCTGACGAGCCCGCCGCCCAACAGTTGCAGCAGAAACACCAAGGACCGGTTAGGGTCCAAACCCATGGCGAAACCATAGGTGACGTCGATATCGTGGGCGCCGTTGATATCCCGCGAGGGCTTCCACTTGATCTCGTACGGCACACCGTCAGCGTTACCGCGGAGGCTTTTCTCTGTGTTCGGCCAAAACTTTTCGTCCATGGCGAAGCACAGCCGCATCACCTCACGGAACGTTTCCTTGAAAACGTTCTGTGCGGCAGAAATCTGGGAATCGAACCCGGCGTTCAGCTCGCTGACCGCCTGGCCCGTCACAATCGAGCTAGCGGGGCTCTGCCCCATGCGGGTCCCTGGATACCGGGAACCGGTCCTAAGCTCGTTGTCGAGCGCCTGAGACTCCAGGAACGCGCCCTGAGGGAGNTCCACGCCCACNCGCCGGATCTTCTCCGGGTTGTTGCTGCGCAACGTGGCGTGCGGTCCGACCGCGAACTCTTGCACGTCCAGCGGCAGCGCCAAGGGCGCCTCTACCGACAGTTCGGCGGATTCCATCGCCAGCATCGCGAAACGATGCCNGGCGAGCTGAACCCAGATGATGTCATCGAACTGGCCGTGNGTCGTGTCATCGACGCTGGGCCGGCGCGCCACCTTCACCGGGCATTCGCCCAACGGCTGCGGCACCGACGAAAGAACCGTGTCGCCACGATCGGGGATATACAGGGTGGTCTGATCCGCGTCACGGTAGAGAATCAGTTCAAGCTGACTAGACGACGACTGTTCCTCGGTGCCCGCGATGATCGACGCATATTCGGGCCACTCGGTGCACAGCTCGTTGATACGCTTCTTAAACCGGCGGGTGAACGAAACCGTTCGCCCCCACCGGTCGAACTCCGGATAGCCGCCCATCGGGGTTTCGAACACGATCCGCGGGCACTGCGCATCGAAATCGGGCTCAACCGTGATCGGCATGAACCCGAAAGACACATACCAGTCAGCGCCACGGTACATTTGCGTCTGCACCTGCGAATGCTGCAAGTAGTAGCTTGCGCCCTTGGTGCGCTTGTCCGCGGCCTTCCGGGCCGCGTCACTCACCATGTTCGTGGCCGAGCAGTTGAAAGTGGGGAGGACGGCGAGGGTTTCCGAAACGTCCTTCGCGGCGATGTCAATAAAGTTCGCGATGATCGGTTTCGGGAAATCTTCGGAGAACTGTTCGGGGAACGCCTTTTCGACTTCGCCGGATCGGATGGACATGATGTCCATCATCCGCTGATCCCGCTCCACATTGGCCTGTCGGAGCGCCTCAACCTTCGCCGCGACCCGATCGATACTCAGCATGAGCACCCGCAGGCGCAGTCAACGGCGAAACAGGGTCGATGCCCGGCACCCTGCCGGGCGACACACCGCCGGCACAGCCGGAACCCGTCAGGCCCAAACTCGTCCATCTGCCGGGCGAAGTACTTCACATGGTCGGAGATGTGCCGCTGCCACGGCAGCCGAGCCGCATCGGCAAACGGGACCGTAAGCCGCCACGCGCACATCGGGCAGGTAGCGGTGCGGGTCACGCCGCCTCACGGGCAGCTAGATACTCATCCAGCCTCACCACGGCCTGCCCTCGCCTCGCATAGCGAGGCACAAACCGGCTATCCCTGTGCTGTCTCGTGTGCATCGTCCTCGTATCTACAACCTCACGGCAAATGATCTCAGCGAACCACAACGCCATCGGAAGGTCCTGAACCAAGTCTTTCGGCTTCATGCCGGGCGACCATGTGACGAGCTGCTCCACCAGCGCCTTAGTCGCCTCATGGTTATGGGTACTGGGCAGCTCAATCAACTCTTGCGCGAACAGAGGCGCAAGCGAAGCCACACCAAAATCAGGGTCCAGCTTATTGGATCCTGTGTAATGCTCACGCATAATGACGCCACGGGAAGCCAGATAGCTGCGGATCTCCTCGTCACGCGTCAGGAACAACTGAAACGCGTTCTTCTCAATGACCCACGTCTGCGGATGGTACTTGTCCGTCCACGCCATAATCAGGTCACGGATTTTCTGCGGACTGGGCGCGGTCATCCGGTACGTGTCCACCACATACCGTTTGAACGTCTTCAGGTCCAGGCCCATCGCGATAGCGGCAGTGTCACCCGTCATAGCCGGGTCCATACTGCACACCACATACAGCCCATCCATGCCGTCATCACGGTGATACTGGTTCGTCCGCGACATGGGCCCCACCGTCCGGTTACCGTTCACGCACCTGCGCACCGTGGCGGGATCAAAAATGGCGTCCTCGGAAACGTCCGCCTGCTGGTAAACCATGGCCCACGTCTTCGGGTCCAGCAACCCGCGGCGGCGGGCAAGGTGCCGACCAGACCAGCGGGGATATAGCCCGTCAGCGTCCGGCTTCTCATCCGTACCGGGCCACGGATGGTCACTCCTAGGCCACAGCGTCACCCAATCATCCGGATCGTCAGCGAATTCCAGCACCGCAGGCTGCGCCAGATACGACCACGGGGAACGCTTATCCGGGTACCGGTCACCATCACGGATCTCCCGATACAGGTCCACCGCATCGACACGCGTACCCGCGATAATCANCCGNCCNCCCNGCCCCAGCCTCGTCAAAACCTCCTGCTGAATCCAACGGATCTGNGAATCAAACTGGTGNGCATTGCTCAACACGA